CCCGCCTATTGGACTGGTGGCGTCTGAGTACGCTCTGGCGGACCCTGCGGCGTGGGCGTTCTTGCGACCGATCCTGGCCAACAATGGCGGCTGGGCGATGTTCATTTCCACGCCGCGTGGGCAGAACCACTTTGCGAAGATGCACCGCTATGCGCTGGGTGACTCGGAGTGGTTCGCGCAGACGCTTTCTGTTGAGGACACGGGGGCGATTGCTGCGGACATCATTGACCGCGAGCGACGGGAGCTTGCGGCTGAGCGCGGCGAGGCAGAAGCCCGCGCCATTGTCGAGCAGGAATACTTCTGCTCCTTTGACGCGGCGCTGCCCGGCTCGTACTTCGGTGAAATCATAACGAAGATGGAGCGAGAGGAAAGGATCGGCGCTTACCCTTGGGACCCGCGCTATCCGGTGGGCTGGGGTTCAGACCTTGGCATGAGGGACTCCACGACGTTCTGGTTCTGGCAGGACATCGGTGGGCGTGCGAGGCTGATCAACTTCTTTGAAGGCTCTGGCGTGGACGACGTGAGTTGGTACGTCAACCGGCTGAACTCTTTGCCGTATACCTATGGCCGAGGGATGCTGCCGCACGATGGCGGGCATAATCGGTTGGGGATGGCGGGGTCGATTTCGGAGCAGATGCGGAGGCTGGGGTGCAGGAACGAAGTGATCCCAGTGACGAAAGACCTTGTGGCATCCATCAACCACACGCGCCTGTTCCTGGGGTCCGCTGTCATCAATATGGACCCCGAACCGTTCCCCGGCGAAACTCGCGACGAGGCGAAGGCCCGAATGGTGCGCGCAGTCGCGGGCCTACGGATGTACCGGCGCGAGTGGAACGAGTCGGCCCAGCGGTTCAACGACAAGCCGTACCATGACTGGTGTTCCAACATCGCGGACGGGCTGCGAACCGTCGCCGTTGGACACCGGCCCCTGAAAACCCCTGGCCGGGCTGGGTCTACGGCGGGCAGTTCAGCAAAGTACGCCGAAGGTGTATAGTTGCGCCGACGAGGGAGGGAGAGTCCTATGAGTTTTATGAAGCCCAAGATGCCGAAGGCCCCGACGCCCATCGCGCCGCCGCCCGTTCCGACCGTTGACCAGGCTGCCGTGCGCGCCGAGGACGAGATGCGGATTCGCCGTCGCCGGGGCCGTGGCCCCTACGTGGTGGCTGGCAAGCTGGGCAGTCGTGGTGCCGCGCCGACTGTGGCGACGAAAGTTCTCACGGGCCAGTGAGGCCTTCCGCCGCCATCGCGTGGACAGGCCTGGGCGTGTTCGTGTTCTTGAACATGGCGATAGGTCTGGTTGTGATGCTGGTGGCGGGTGTCGTGTTCGTTGTTGAGAAGGTGAAGGAATCCGAATGAGCAGCGAACTCGCAGCAAGCATCATGCAATCGCAGGCCGCGATGGAGTCGGAGCGATACAACTTCGACTCCACATGGCAGCGCATCGCGGAACTGATCGACCCCGACAACGCCCTGTTCCTCCGGCAGAATCCTTGGCAGGGCGAGCGCCGGGATCGCCAGCAGTTCGACTCCACTGGACAGTTGGCGCTGGAGAAGTTCACGGCCGCCATTGAGTCCGTGCTGACCCCGCGCACGCAGACATGGCACGGCCTTGAGCCGATGGAGGATAGCCTCCGTAAGAACTTCAAGGTGATGGCGTGGTGCGAGGAGTTGACGCGCAAGCTGTTCCGCGCTCGCTACGCACCGTCCGCAGGCTTCGTCGGCGCGTCATCGGAACACTACCGATCCCTCGGAGCCTACGGCAACGGCTGTACGTTCCTTGACGACATCCCCGGCCGCACGTTCCGCTATCGCTGCGACTTCGTTGGTCATGTGTGGGTGTCGCCGGACTACACCGGCTTGCCCGCTGCGGTGCATCGCAAGTTCTCCATGACGGCGCGACAGGCGCGGCAGATGTTCCCTCAGGGGCTTCCGAAGGCCATCCTTGATGCGAAGGATGAAGTCCGCTTCGACTTCCTGCATTGCGTGAAGGCCAGGCGTGACTACGATCCTGAGCGCCGTGATGCGAAGGGGATGCGGTTCGGCTCCTACTACGTGGCGATGGGGTACGCCGATTCGATTCTGGAGGAGGGCGGCTATCGTGTCATGCCGTACATCTACTCCATGTACTCGACCGCGCCGGGTGAAACCTATGGTCGCGGACCGGCTAGCAAAATCCTGCCGACGCTGAACACCATCAACGAGCAGCAGAAAACTCTGCTGCGTGCTGGCCAGCGCGCGGTTGACCCGCCGTTGCTGATGCCCGAGGAGGACATCCTTGAGTCGTTCAACCTGCGTCCTGGCGCGCTGAACTTCGGCGGCGTGGACGCGATGGGTAACGCCCGAGTCATGCCGCTGGCCACTGGCGCAAACATGCCGCTGGGATTGGACATGATCCAAGACTCGCGCGCTGTCGTGAACGATGCGTTCTTCGTGACGCTGTTCCAAATCCTCGTCGAGAACCCGCGCATGACTGCGACCGAGGCGTTGCTTCGGGCGCAAGAGAAAGGCGAGTTGCTGGGGCCGCCGCTGGGTCGCCAGCAGACCGGCTACCTGGGGCCTCTGATCGAACGCGAGTTGGACATCCTGTTCCAGATTCCTGGCATCCTTGACGACATGCCGCCCGAGTTGCAGGAAGCTGGCGGCATGATCGACGTGAAGTACACAGCCCCGCTGAACCGTATGCAGCGCGCTGGCGAGTCCACGGGCATCATGCAGACCTTCGAACAACTGACGCCGTGGGCGCAGATTGACCCGACGGTGTTCAAGGTGTTCAACCCTGGCCGCGTGGCTGCGAGGCTGGCTGAAATCAACGGCGCTCCGTATGACGTGCTGAACAGCGTTGACGAGATGGAGGCCATCAAGGAGCAGGAGAACGCCCAGGCGCAGCAGGCTGCCTTGCTGGAGGCCGCGCCGATCGCCGGCAAGACGGCGCTTGACCTGGCTCGCGCGCAGCAAATTTCGGGCGCTAACCCGACGGCCTCGCTGCTGGGTGGTGGCTGATGGGGCGCTTCGATCAGGTGACCGATCGGATGCGCCATTGGCTGCGGCGCAAGCGCGACTATGATGCCGTGTTCAAAACTCCCGGTGGCGAGTACACGGCAGCAGGCGCGGCAGTCCTTCGTGACATCGCGCAGTTCTGCGGCTCGTACAAGTCCACCGCAAAGGTGTCCCCGGTGCAGCGGGAAGTAGATGTCAACGCCATGTTGCTTGCCGAAGGGCGGCGACAGGTGTACCTGCACATGCAACGTCGTTTGCGACTGAGCGACGATCAGATTCTCAATATGATGGAGGAAGCACATGAGTGACGTAAATGGTTCCGCCGATGGCGGGCAAGCCGGCGGCAACGGTGGTGCCTCGACTTCGTGGCGCGATGGCATCACCGACCCGTCCCTCAAGGGTCTGGCCGATTTGAAGGGCTGGGACAGCCCCGACAAGGCGCTGTTGTCCTACAAGAATCTTGAGTCGATGGTGGGCGTGCCGCCCGAACGCCTGCTGAAACTCCCAGAGAAGCTGGACGATCCGGCTTGGGGCGACATCAAGGCCAAGCTCGGCATGGCCGCGCCCGAGAAGCCGGAGGACTACGAGCTGTCGGCCCCGGAAGGCTTTTCCGACGACTACGCCAAGATCATCGCCCAGGTGGCGAAGGAGTCCGGCGTTCCCAAGCACATGCTCAAGGCGTTGCAGGACGCGACCAACAACTACTCCAAGACCGCGATGGACGCGCTGGAGAAGGCCGAGCAGCAGCGCCAGACCGACGCGCTGGCGGGCCTGCGGGCCGACTGGGGCGGCAACTACGAAACGTCGATGGCGCTGGCCCAGCGCGCGGAACAGTCGGTGATGAACGAAACCGGGCTGTCGCAGGAATCGGTGGATGCCTGGCGTTCCGCTGACCCGGCTGGATACTACAAGCTCCAGGCGTACATCGGCAGCAAGATGGGCGAGGCTCGCCGGATCGACGGCGACGCCAGCCCCGAAAACCAGCAGATGTCCCCCGAGGCGGCCAAGGTCAAGCTCAAGGACCGCATGGGCGACAAGGACTGGTTCGAACGCTGGGAGCGCGGCGACGTGGACGCCAGGAGCGAGTTCAAGCGCCTGAACGCCATCATCAGGGCGTCCCAGCAGTAGGGTATTGCAGGTTGCGGCGCGGGCGAGTAGTCTGCGCCGTAACTGGCCCACAACCGCGACAGCGGCGGGCTTGGCCGGCAGGCAAGTCTGCCCGTCGCCCGCACGCAAGCGGGAAGCGTAGGGTCCAGTTCACCGGGCAAACCCGAAGCGAATCATCCCTTTGATTCTTTCGGAGTATCCCCATGAGCGTGAATAGCCCGACCCTGTACGTCCAGGAATTTGCCAGCACCATCGAGATGCTGGTCCAGCAGAAGCAGTCCAAGCTCTCCAGCGCCGTCACCGTTGGTGGTGGCCACTACGGCGAGCAGGCTTCCCCGGTTGACCAGATCGGCCTGATCGAAGTCAGCGAGAACGCCAACCGCTTCGAGCCGATGCCCCGCACCGATGCCGCGTTCGACCGCCGCTGGGTGTTCCCGACCAACTGGGACCTCAATCAGTTGCAGGACAAGAACGACCTCCTGCGAATGATGGTGGACCCGAAGAACGTGATGGCGATGTCGGCCGTTGCCGCGATGAATCGCCGCAAGGATCGCACGATCCTCGACGGCCTCATCAACGCCAACTTCACCGGCAAGGCTGGCACCACGTCCACCACGCTTCCGGCGACCCAGGTGGTCGGCGTCAGCACGGGCGGCGCGACCTCCCGCCTCAACGTCGCCAAGCTGCGCGCGGCCCAGGAAATCCTGCTGGCCAACGACGTGGACGCGGACTCCGAGGAGTTCTACTGCGTGATCGACGCCAAGGCCCACTCGGCCCTGCTGTCGGAAGTGCAGATCACGTCGAGCGACTACAACGCCGGCAACGATGTCCCGGTCCTGCGTGATGGCCGCATCGCCCGTTTCCTGGGCTTCAACTTCATCCACTGTGAGCGCGCGGTCGAGTTCAACAGCACCGACGACCTGGGCGGCACTTCCACCCCGATCATGTGCTTCGCCAAGTCCGGCGCGTACTTCGGTGCGTGGCAGGACATCAAGGTGGACGTGTCGGAGCGCAAGGACATCCGCGCTCTGCCGTGGCAGCTCTACATCGCGGCCACCTTCGGTGCGACCCGCCTTGAAGAAAAGAAGGTCGTCAAGGTCTGGTCCCGCCCGTAACTCAATCGCCTGAATCGGAGAAACCATCATGGCAGTAGTGAACCGCAACTCCACGGCGATTGCCAACGTGATCGCCACCCCCAACATCACCAACAACCCGCCGTTCGCTCCTGGCATGTTGCGTTCGGTTGCTGGCTCGGTCGCGGCAGCCGCCGACGACTCGGCCACCAGCATCGGCCGCGTAGTCCGCGTCCCGTCGAACGCTTGCGTTTCGGCGGTGCTGATTTCGTGCGCCGACGCCACCACGGCCGGCATCGTTGACATCGGTGTGTACCAGACCTCCGAGAACGGAGGCGCGGTGGTCGATGCCGACTTCTTCGCCTCGCTGTTCGCGCTGACCAACGGCCCGTATTCGAACACGGATGTCACGTTCGAATCGGGCGAATACACCTTCGCGGAGGCCGACACGCCTCTGTGGCAGGCGCTCGGTCTGACGGCTGATCCGATCCGCGATTACGACATCGCGTACACGATCACCACCACGTTCAACGGCGGCCCGACTCGCATCCGGCTGGTCGTGAACTACACGGTGTAACCCACAGGGCGGGGGCTTCGGCCCCCGCCCTGCTACTGGAGAACAGAAATGGCTGACCGTTGGTACAATGCGCCGCTTGGCGCACAGATCGCGCAGGAAGTTGCGGAGGGTGCGGCCGATACGTCGCAGTACCTTGCCGTGCGAGTTACCTACGACGCGACTGGCAACTCCAAGGAACTGACCCTGCTGGCCCTGGACGCCATCCGGCAGGCCATCGTGCAGGATTCGTGGCCCCCGGTGTAAGGAGCGATCATGTCCAGTTCCGCAGGCTCCACGCTCCTCTCCAACGCTTCGGCTACCGGAACCGGCGTTCGCTGGGAGGGTGGCCAGGGTGTTGCCACGTTCGCCGGCACGTTCGGCGGCACGTCGGCCACGCTGGAGTACCTTGGCCCGAACGGCTCGACGTGGCTTCCGGTGGCGGCGATGTCCGATGCTGGCGTGCAGACCACGGTGGCGCTCACGGCGGCGGGCTTCATCGGCTTCATCCTGCCTCCCGGCCAGATTCGCGCCACCCTGACAGGCGGCACTCCGTCTGCCATGTACGCACAGGCTGATCGCGTTCCGTCGTAACAGGAGTTCCTGATGACCAGCAAGGTGGCAATCGTCAACCGGGCGCTGACCAAGCTGGGTGCGACTCGCATTGTCGCACTGACGGACAACACGAAGGAGGCGCGCGAGATGGCGGCCACCTTCGACATCGTGCGCGACTCGGAGCTTCGCAAAAACCGTTGGTCGTTCAGCATCAAGCGGGCGCAGTTGGCGTCTGACGTGACTACCCCGCTGTTTGAATACTCGCATCGGTTCTTGCTGCCGGCAGACTACCTGCGCGGCCTGATGGTCGGGCAGTATTGGCCGGGGCTGGACATGACCGACTACCGCACTGGGCCTGGCGGGCAGGACTGGCTGATTGAGTCTGGGTACATCCTGTTCAATGGCGACGGCCCGTTGAATCTTCGCTACATCGCCCGCGCGGAGGATACCGCGCTGTGGGACGCATCGTTCGTGGAAGCGTTCGCTTGCAAGCTGGCGGTTGAAACGTGCGAAGCGATCACTCAGTCAAGCGAGAAGCGGCAACTTGCCAAGCAAGAATACGACGAGGCCATCTTTGCGGCCAAGCGCGCCGGAGCCATTGAGTTGCCGCCGCAACAGATCGCGGATGATACCTGGGTGATTAGCCGGCTGAGGAGCTGACATGCCTCGGGTTACGACGCGCTCAAAAATTGCGCTACGGCAGTTTGAAAGTGCCGTAGATCAAATGGTGAACGTGTCTATTGCCCAGGGCGGCGGTGTTGGCCCACAAGGCCCCGCAGGGCCGCAGGGTGATCCGGGGCCTCCCGGCCCTGCCGGAAACAACGGCGCGGCCGGGGCGACGGGGCCTACTGGACCTGCTGGACCTGCTGGCCCAGCAGGGGCGCAGGGCGATACTGGCACTGCCGGTGCTACAGGCCCGGAGGGTCCGGAGGGTCCGACTGGCCCAGCCGGGGCGGCAAGCACGGTCCCTGGCCCAGCGGGGCCGGAAGGTCCGCAAGGGCCGCAGGGAATCCAGGGCATCCAAGGCCCCGCCGGAACCGACCCGTGGACATACATCAAGCTCGGGTCGGACTTCGTGACCAGCAGTTCGACGGCGGTTCCTATCACTGGTCTGGCGTTTACGCCGGCAGCAAACACGACCTACGAAGTTGAGGCCGTGTTGTTCACCAGGACAGCGACGACGACGGTCGGCCCGCGCCCAGGCATCGCATGGCCAACGGGCCTGACCGATGGCGTGGCCACAATAGCGCAGACCTCTAGCGCCACGGCCAAAGTATTTGCCAACGGAAACATCGCTGCGGCTCTCCTGTCTCCGGTTGGCGGCCTGCCAAACACAACGCAGTCGTACCCTGCCATACTGTCGGCGGTGTTCGTGGTCGGCGCTTCGCCGTCAGGAACGTTCCGCATCCAGCTTGCGAGTGAAACGGCTGCGACCAACGTAACCGTGAAAGCCGGAAGCTACTTGAAATACAGGAGCATCTAATGGCCCGCAGTTCACCGGCCCAGCAGAACTTCAACGCGGGCGAACTGTCTCCACTGTTCGACGGCCGCGTGGACATGGCCAAGTACGGCAACGGTTGCACACGGATGCGGAACTTCATTCCGCTTCCGCAAGGCCCGGTGCGCCGCCGCCCTGGCTTCCGCTACGTTGCGCCAATCAAAGACCAGTCCGACCGTTCGTGGCTGATCCCTTTCGTATTCTCCGAGGACGACGCCTTCATCATTGAGCTTGGCGATGAATACGTCCGCTTCTTCACCGACAACGGGCAGTTGATCGTTGCCGGGGTTGCGGCATACAACGGCGCAACGGCCTACGTCAAAGGCGACCTTGTTTCCAGCGCGGGCGTGAACTACTACTGTATTGCCCCTACGACTGGCAACGCTCCGCCGAACGTGACTTACTGGTATGCGCTCACGGGAGACATCTACGAGATTCCTTCGCCGTATGGCTTGACCGACCTGACCGAGGCCAACGGCACGTTTGCGCTGAGCTACGCGCAGACGGGCGACACCATTTTCATGACGCTTGGCGGTCACCCTCCGCAGAAACTCACGCGCGTTGGTAACACCAACTGGCAGTTCAGCAATGCCGACATCAAGAACGGCCCGTTCATTGGACTCAACCCGGACGAAACCACGACCGTCTACGCCTCTGCGGCGACGGGTTCCGGCATCACGCTGACCGCCAGCACGTCCATCTTCACCGCCGAAAAAGTTGGCACGCTGTTCCTGCTTGAGACGAAAGCCATCGACGGCGTGACGGCGTGGGAACCTGCCAAGGCAATCGTCGCTGGCAATGAACGCCGGTCGGACTCCAACGTGTACCGCGCGCTGAACAACGCCACCACGGGATCGGTCAAACCTGTGCATCGTGAGGGCGCTCGCTTCGATGGTGACACTGGCGTTCAGTGGCAGTACGTCCACTCTGGCTACGGCATCGCCAGGATCACGGCTGCGGCCGGGACCACGGCGACGGCAACCGTCATCTCTGAGATTCCGTCGCAGGCTGTCCTTGTCGCCAACGCATCGCTCCGGTGGTCGTTCTCGTCGTGGGACTCAGTGCTTGGATACCCGGACCTTGTGACTTTCTACCGTGAGCGCCTTGCCTTCGCGCGAGGGTCGCAGTTCTGGTTCAGCGTGTCTGCCGACCTTGAGAACTTCGCTAGCCGCGACGGCGCGGAAACGCTGCCCGACTCCGCGCTGACGCTGGAGATTGCGGCGGGCCAGATCAATGACGCACTCTGGCTTGCCCCTGGCGATGCCCTACTGGTCGGCACGCGAGGCGCTGAGTTCGCAATCAACGAAGTGTCCGGCTCCGATGCTTTCGGTCCCGGCAACGCCCAGGCGGCGCGGCAGACGACCTACGGCTCTCGCAAGGTGGCACCGGCCATTGTTGGCGACTCCGCCTTGTTCATCCAGCCCACCGGGCGTCGGATGCGGGACATGCGTTTCTCGTTCAACACGAATGGCTACGAAGCCAATGACGTGACGATCATTGCCGACCATATCGCGGCTGGTAAGATCATCCAGCTTGCGTTCGCACAAGAGCCGCACAGCATCGTTTGGTCGTGCTGCGAGAACGGCGACTTGCTTGGCCTTACCTTCATGCTTGAGCAGGATGTCATTGGGTGGCACAAACACCCTGTCGGCGGAAGCGGGATCGTGGAATCGCTGGCCGTCATTCCTGCGCCTGATGGATCGCACGACCAGGTGTGGGCCATTGTTCGGCGCACGATTGACGGCGCTACGGTTCGCTACGTCGAATACATGGAAAAGGAGTGGATTGGCGACGAGGACAACCTTCGTGATGCCATTTACTCCGACAGCGCAGCTACGTTCAGCGGCATCATGTCTCAGCCCGGACTGTTCCTGACCTACACTTCGGCGTCGGTTATCACGTCCAGCATGAACTCGTTTGCCGCCTCAGACGTTGGCGACGACATCGTGGTGAATCCCTACAGCGCGCAATCGTGCCGCTTCCGCGTGACGGCCTACACCAACCCGACGACTGTTAGCGTTGATCCGCGCGATCCGGTTCCAGCCAACTTTGAAGTTGGCGACGTGTCATCCGACTTTGCGTTTGCGCGAAGCACGATTGGCAGCCTTGGCCACCTTGAAGGCGAGACTGTGGACGTGCTGATCGACGGCGCGGCGCACCCCCAGGTTGTCGTGACTGGCGGAGAGATTGAATTGCAGTCCAATGCCATAACCGTACAGGTCGGACTGCCGGCTCCGTGCGAACTGGAAACCATGCGGATCGAAGCGGGCGCAACAGATGGAACGGCCCAGGGTAAGACCAAGCGAATCCATCGTCTGATCCTGCGCCTGTACGAAACGCTGGGTGGGAAGGTTGGCCCCGCTGGGTCGGAGGACTCCATCAACTACCGCGATAGCTCCATGCCGATGAACAGCCCGCCGTATGTTTTCTCTGGCGACTACCTGATGCTGTATCCGGAGGGTTACACCCGGAACGGCCGCATCCGCGTCATCAACGACCAGCCGTTCCCGATGACAGTCGTGGCGCTGTACCCGCAGCTTGAAACGGAGGACAGCCGGTGAGGGCCATCATCCGGGGACTGGCCAATGACAACGGCACCCTGCGCGGGTTGACGGGGCAGGGGGAACCGGGGCTGTGGACGCTGCTGGGCGGGACGGGCGCGGAGGAGGATTCCAGCACGCTCCAGTTGGGTGGCGGCGCGGGACAGGTGTCGGCCGTCAGCCGGCTGGCTCGGGCGACCCGCGACACGTTGATCGCTGGTGTGGCGTCTGGCCGTCTGCCCGGTGGCGGCACTCCGGTCCCTCCCGTTGGCCCGGTCAAGCCGCCCCCGGTGGTGGAACGGTGACCGTCCTGGCCGTCCCGTTGCAGGCCCACCACGTCCGCGCGCTGGTGCCGCAGGCGTTCCAGTCGGACATCCCGGCTGAGCAGCGCGTCAGGGACGCAATGGCGCTGGCCCAGTCGGGTTCTGGCTGGGCGCTGGTGTGCGAGGAGGGGGTCGCCTGCATTGCTGGCGTACAGGCCCAGTGGGACGGGCGTGGGGTGGCGTGGTGCTTGCTGTCGGACATCGCCGGACGGCACATGGTCAGCCTGACCCGGACGGTGCGCCGGTACTTGGATGGGTTAGACTACGCTCGGCTGGAAATGTATGTGGACGCGCAGCACGATGAAGGGTGTCGGTGGGCGCGGCTGCTAGGGTTCAAGAACGAAACGCCGGAGGGTATGCCTCGGTTCCTGCCGAACGGCAACACGGCGTTCATGTATGGGAGGGCGCGGTAATGGCTTTTGCACTTGTGGCCGGGCTGTTCTCCGCCGTTGGCGCGTTCGCCCAAGGCTCTGCCGAAGCGCAGGGCTACAAGGCGCAGCAGACGGCGCTCAACTACCAGGCGGATGTCGAGCGTGAGAACGCACGAATGGCCGGGCAGCAGGCAAGCGCGGAGGAGGAGCGTGTCAGGCGTGAAGGCCGGCAGGTTCTCGGCGCTCAGCGTGCGGCGATGGGCGAGTCCGGCACGACGGTTGCTTTCGGGTCCAACCTCGACATCCAGCGCCAGTCCACAACGATGGTCGAACTTGATGCGCTGAACGTCCAGTACGCCGGCAACGTCGAGCGTATCGGCCTACTGAACCAGGAGAAGGCCACGCGGTTCAACGCCAAGGTCGCTGGCAACAACGCCAAGACGGCCAACCGGATGCGCTGGGTTTCCGCGCTGGGTTCCGGCCTGTCAGCGTATGGCGGCGCGGGCGGCAAGTCGTACATGGGCAAGCAAAAGGGTAAAGGCTGATGGCCGTCCGCATCCCGGTTTACAACCAGCAGACCAGCACGCCGAACGCGCGACTGGCTGGCGGACAACTCACGACTGACGTTGGGCCGAACATCGGCGGCGCGCTGCAAGACCTTGCGCGCGGCGTGGCGGTGATGGGGCAGCGGCGAGAGGAGGAGCAGGAGGACATCGCTGCGGCCTGGGCGGCTGACTCACTGGCGACGATACAGCGAGAAGCCCCGCGCAAGCTGGATGAACTCAAGCAGACCGCAGGCGAGGGCGGTGCTGGCGTCGTGGACGGCATCAACGGCTGGATGGAGGAACGAACGACGGCGCTGTTGGAGTCGGCCCCCACCGAGAAGTCTCGCGCCTACCTGCGCGGCCGGCTACAAGAGTACGGGACGCGCCTTGACCTTGGCGCTTACGACTACCAGCAGGCTGAGCAGGTTTCGTACATCGACCGCAAATACACCGACAGCATTGACTCCGGCGCTGCGGCTGCTGCTGCCAATCCTGGTATGGCTCCGACGATCATTGCCGAGATTCGCACCGCGCTCCAAGCAAACACCGTACTGTCACCTGAGCAGAAGCGCGCCAAGGAAGAAGTGCTGATCCAGACGGTTAGCTACGCCGACGTGCTGGGCGAGCTTGAGCGCGATCCGTACCGGGCGCGCACCTACCTTCGCAGCCGCATTGGCCTTGCCGCCGACGCCAATACGAATGACGTGCAACTCCAAATGGAAGGCGCTATGGGCGCGCTGGAGAAACTGGAGGCCGAGGAAGGCTTCACTGTACCGGCCGACATGCGGCAGGAGGCCATCACCAGCCTTATGGCCGGAGGAACCATCGGCGTGAGGGATGGTGAAGTAGTTATGTCGCGCAAGGGCGGGGAGTCGGGCGGCAATGTTCCGATGACCTACGGCGCGCTGGAAGTCCCGCGCGTGATCGAACTGCTGTCGCGCGCTGACGCTGAGATTGCGCGGCGCGAGAACGAGCAGAAGCAAAATGCCGACTTCGGAAAGCTGCTTTTCCAGCAGGAGTTGAACGACAAAAAGGCGGCCCTTGCGAATGGCGAGCCTGCCAGCCTTCCGTCGTTTGCGACTGCGGCCATGTACCTTGGCGAAGAACGCGCAATGCTGGAGATGCGAGAGTTGCAGGTCGCTCAGACGTTGCAGGGCGAGATTGCCGGCATGGATGGCATGTCAAACGAGGCGCTGGCGGCGGTCATTGCCAGCCCGCCGACTGGAACCGACAACCGGCAGTTCCGCGACACGGCCTACCGCATCAAGGCCCAGCGCATCTCCGCCATCATGGCCGCGCGCAAGGACGATCCTGGCGGCTATGTCCTCTCCACCAGCGCCCCCGTGCAGGGAGCCTACGCGCGACTGACGGCGGAGCAGGAGCGAGTAGCTGGCCTTGGCCCGGCCGCGACTCCGCAGGACGCCGTGGCGCTCCAGCGCGCTCAGACGCAGTACGTTGAGGCTTCGACACAGGAGCAGCGCCGGCTGGGCGTGCTGGACCCGAAGCTCCCGAAAGCCTACGTCGGCGCGGTGGTTCGTCGGTTCAACGACGGCATGACTGGCGACCAGGCTCCGCAGGCAGCGGCCGAGTTGGAAGGGCTGGCCATGAACCTACTGGATGCCCCTGACGCTATCGTTCAGGTGCAGAAAGAAACCGGGCTGGCTGGTGCGCTGGCTATCGACGGCGTGCCTGGCATGGTCATCAAGCGAGTGCAGAACATGGCCGCGCTGCCTGAGGCCAAGGTCAAGGAACTGCTGCCGGCTGGCGTGGTTTGGGGCGATGTTGAGCGCGAAGTAGCCAATGCTTTCATGCCGCTGGATGCGACGTTCGCGGCGCAGGGTGATGTGAACACGGCATCGCGGTATCGCACAGCCGGCCACTTGCTTGCTGCCGATTTCCTGCATAGCGGCAAGGCTGCCACCGCAGCGCAGGCAGCACAGATGTCCTATGAAAAGCTGTTCTCGGAGCGACAGGTTGCCAAGCGCACCTACCGAGTTCCGCTGTCGCTGCCGTCACAGGGGCGCGTGATCCCGATTGACCCGGATGCCGTGGAAACCGGGCTGGATTCGTTCATCAACAACATCACGCCTGAGATGATGCAGTTTCCAGTGGACCCTGGCTTCACGGCCGAGGAATCGTTCGCGCGCAACATCCGCACGGTGAAGTCGCGAGCTTACTGGGCAAACAACCAGACTGGCACTGGCGTCATCCTAATGGGGCCGGATGGCGCTCAGAAGCGACCCGATGGCAAGCCCATTGAAGTGTCGTTTGAACAGGCCGTCCGCTTGGGCGCTGGTGAGGATGCCATCCGCGCCGCCACCGAGAAGAAGGCAGCACTTGAAACGTCGCCCTACTCGGGGCTGCGCTGATGCCTATTTTTAGCCGTAACCCGCTGCTGACCGAAGGCGAGGCTATCCAGACGGAATCCACGCTGGGAGAGGCTTTCGGTGCTGGCACCTAC